GGATATGAGAGTTCTTCTTCGTCACCTGCTGTAGTTGGGCGACTTGAAGCGAAAGGCTTGATCATCGTGTCGCGCTATCAGCGATTCAGGCGCATTAAAATTGTGGCTACAGGGAAATGGACGAAGCCTAGTCCTGATATGAGGGCTTCAAGCCCGTTCGTAGTGAAAGGGACACATGATCCTAATCCGCTCACAAAAGCTATGATTGATATGGTCAAACTCCTTTTCAGTACGGAAGATGAAGCTGAAGCTGAAAAGTTGGCGCGTGAAGTTTTGGATTATTCCATCTTTGGTTTCCCAAGCCTGCTTAAACTGGAAAAGCGGATTGACCGAGTGAAGGAATTGGTTGTGCGCCGTAAGGGTCATTTTCTGACCAATCCAGATAAGGGGAGGTTGTGATGCCACCACATCCTAAATGGGCTGATGACCAAATAGAGGAAATGCTGAAGCGCATGATGGATGGGGAAACCTTGACCAGCATCGCCAGCGATAGCCGTATGCCCAGCATCGACAGCATGAACCGTTGGGAAGCAGAGCAAGAGACTGAACTCGGTGCGGCGATTACGCGCGCGAGGGACTTAGGCTTCATGGTGCGCGCTGAAAAGGCTGTGGCTGAAGCCAAGACTGCTGAGGATGCTTCGTTGGGGCGGCTGTCGTTTGACGCTGATCGATGGTTCCTTGCACATATGCGGCCCAAGATATTCGGCACGCTGATCAAGCATGGCAACGCGGACGGCTCAAACATCGATCTATCGGACCGGCTGACCTCGGCGCGCGAAAGGGTAATGCGTGGCGACTGAGGCGGAAATTGCATTGGCCGATGATATTGGCTCGTTTGCCGCTGATCCTTACCGATACGCCGTCTATGCGTTTCCGTGGGGTGAGGGTGAACTAGCAGGCATTGACGGCCCCCGTGCATGGCAGCGTGAAGTTATGGATGCCATTAAGGATCATCTGTCTGATCCGGCTAGGCGCTACACTCCGCTAAGAATTGCGCGGGCTTCTGGTCACGGTATCGGCAAGTCTGCGCTGATCGCAATGCTCAACAAGTGGGCGTTGGATACCTGCGTCGATACTCGCATCATCATTACGGCGAATACTGAAGGGCAGTTGCTCACTAAAACCAGCCCTGAACTTGCAAAGTGGGCGCGGCTGTCGATCACGTCGGCATGGTTCAAGCAAAATGCGACCAGCCACATATCGACTATGAAGGCGCGCGATAAATCGTGGCGCTCTGACCTTGTGACGTGGAGCGACAACAACACAGAAGCGTTCGCCGGTCTGCATAACCAAGGCAAGCGCATTGTCCTGATATTCGATGAAGCGTCGGGCATTGCTGACAAGGTTTGGGAAGTGGCGCTTGGTGCGCTCACCGACGAAAACACCGAAATTATCTGGCTGGCCTTTGGAAACCCTACGCAGAATAGCGGCGCATTCCGTGAATGCTTCGGCAAGCAACGCGCGCTCTGGAACACAAAGCAGATTGATAGCCGCACTGTCGAGGGCACGAATAAAGCCTATCTCGATGAACTGGTGCGGACCTATGGCGAGGATAGCGACATTGCCAAGGTCCGTGTCCGTGGCATGTTCCCATCGGCCTCGTCCATGCAATTCATCGGTATGGATCAGGTGGAGGCGGCACAAGCGCGGCCTGTCGGTACGTTCCTCGGCTCTGATCCGCTCATCTATGGCGTGGACTGTGCGCGGTTCGGTGATGATAGTTCGGTGCTGGCTAAACGTGTTGGTCGTGATGCTCGGTCGCGTCCGTGGAAACGCTGGAACAAAATGGATGCTATGCAACTGGCTGGCGACATCGCGCTTGAAGCACAACAGGAACACCCTGACGCGATCTTTGTAGACGCTGGCAATATCGGTGCGGCGGTTGTGGATCGGCTGCGGCAACTCGGTATCGAAAACGTCTATGAAGTCTGGTTCGGCGGTGAAGGGCGTGATGCCAACTGGAACGGCGTCAAGGTCCGAACGGCGAACAAGCGCGCTGAGATGTGGACCAATATGCGCGAATGGCTAAAGTCGGGTTCGATCCCTGATGAGCAAAAAGTGGGCGATGATCTAGTAGGGCCGCTCTATTCGTTTGCCGGTGATGACACGCGCATCATGCTGGAGCGTAAAAAGGATATGAAAAAGCGCGGGCTTGCATCGCCTGATGATGGGGACGCGCTGGCTTGCACCTTTGCCGAACCTGTCGCGCCTCGCACTGTGCCGGGGTATCTCGATCCGATGAACTACAAGCCACAAGGCGACCGCTATGCCGAACTCGATTAACCGCGATTCAACTGCACCCTAGCAAGCCGTAGCAAGCCTCCTAATCACAGGAGGCGCGTATTTGCATGGGAACCCCTGACGTTCCAACCGTTCCAGAACGGCAAGCGTCAAAACTGCCAGACCAAGGCGCAAAGACCAACGATAAGGCCAACACCAACGCCATGCGTCGGGCTATGCTGGCCGGTATGGTCACGTCTCCCGGTGGCCTCGGCGCTCCAAACGTGAGCAAGGCCACGCTCGGCTAATGCAGTCGATCCGCCAGCGTTGCGATACCCGCCTATCCAGCATGAAGCTGATCAGGACGGACTATGAAACGGAATGGGACCAGATTGCCCGTTTCGCACAGCCTGCACGTTCGCGGTTCCTCGGCTCGGAAAAAAACAAAGGCACAAAGCGCCGCGTTGCCAATAGCCGCTTGCTTGATCCGCATGGCATCGAAGCATTCCGCACACTGACCAACGGCATGACATCGGGCTTGTCGAGTGCATCACGGCCTTGGTTCACCCTGACAATCAACGAGCTGGCTGATGACGACATCGCCCGCAAGTGGCTGTCTGACTGCGAACGCGCGATGTATGACTTCATGGCGCAAACCAACCTCTATGGTGCGCTGAAGTCCGGCTATGCTGAAATGGGCCTGTTCGGCACTGAGGCATGTGTGCTTGTCGATCATCGCACGGCGGGGGCAGTGGCTCATGCGCTGACTGCCGGCGAATATTGGATCGCAATGTCTGACGCTGCGGTCCCTGATACGCTTTACCGGCGCTGCCCTATGTCGGTGCGTGAAGCGGTGGGATCGTTCGGCAACAACGTCTCCAACCATATCCGCGCGCTCTATGATCGCTCGGACTATGACAAGCCGGTCGATGTCTATCACGCGATAGAGCCGAGCAGTGACTTCAACCCTGAGCAATTCGGGTCAAAGCCGTGGCGCTCGGTCTATTGGGATGATCAGGACGACAAAGATAAAGTCCTTCGTGTTGCGGGATATGAAGAACAACCGTTTTGGGCACCGCGTTGGGACATCATCGGCGGCGATACCTATGGCGTCAGTCCTGGCATGGAAAGCCTGCCCGCGCTGCGTGAACTGCAAATGCAGGCCAAGCGGCGCAACGAGGCGATTGACCAAATGGTCAAGCCTGAGATTGCCACACCGCAAGGCTTGAAGCTGACGCGCGAGGCGGGCCGCGTTGTCTCGTCTAACGGTGTGGACAAGGATCAAGTCTTCGTCCCGTATCAAATCCCGTACCAAGCGGTCGATGCCATCGGGCAGGAAATTCAGAAGTGCCAGTTGCAAATCGACGGGCTTTCTTTCGCTGATCTGTTCAACGCCATCACGAACATGCGGGGCATTCAACCACGTAACGTCGAGGAAATAGCCTCGCGCAACGAGGAAAAGTTGACGCAGCTTGGCCCTGTGATCGAGCGCGTCTCGAATGAAAAGCTTGAAGTCGTGATCGACCGTGTATTCGGCATTATGTCGCGCGGTGGTCTGTTGCCTCCCGTTCCTGAAAGCCTGTCTGACCAGCCAATCAAAGTCGAGTTTGTGTCGATCCTGACGCAGATGCAACGCATGGTCGGTATCGGGCAGATCGAGCGCACGGCGGCATTCGTCGGCAATCTCATGGCTGCATTCCCTGACGCTGGCGATAAGCTGAACGTCGATGAAATGATCGATGAGTACGGCTATCGTGCCGGTGCGCCTGCCAAGATGCTGGTTAGCACGGAAAAGGCCGGTGAAGCCCGCGCTGAACGTGCCAAGCAGGCGCAAATGGCACAAGCTGCGGCAATGGCTCCGGCTGTACAGCAAGGCGCTGATGCTGCCCGCCTGCTGTCTGAGACGGATATGGGCAACGGTCAAAGCCTGCTCAATCAAATGCTTCCTGCATAATGTGCGCTCCCGGTCAAAATGCCCCCGCCAACGGCACCAAAGCCGCGATGATGGCAACGCAAGACCCGTATCCGGTGGAGGCCAAGCCTGACCGCTCAACGTGGGGTAAGCGTCAAGATGGAAGCGCAAAGGGCGATGGGTGGCTTGGTCCGCGCAAACGTCCTGATGGCGGCGTATCAACTGAAATATCCGTTGGGGTTAATATCGGCGGCAAGGATGCTGAAATTCCCCTGATGGTTCCCGGCCTGTCTCGCGACGAGATGAAATACCTCATGACGCGCAAGCCTGATCATCCTGACTTCCTCAAGAAGATGCCCAAAGCGATCTTAGATAAGGCGGTCAAGCACGCGCAAGGCCGGATGCAGAAGGGCAAAAGTCCCTTCCGTGGCGCTGACGAGGCACCTGACGAATGAACGAACTAGCCCGCGAGGATGCCGAGTATCTGCTCGGTCGGCCTGAGTTTCGGCGGTTCCTGTTCATCGCGATTCAAAGTGCTGGCTTGTTGCATCATCACACCTCTGCCGATGGGCGCTTAGGACGTGACCTCAGTTATCTGGAGGGGCGTCGAAGTCTGGGGCTGGATTTGCTGCAAATGACCGATGCCGGTCAGCCTGAGCCGCTTCGCACACCTACCGCGATAGCCACGCTCGACGCAGCCATCCGTGAAGCCATGAACCCCCCAGCCCCAAAGGACCGTAAACGTGAGCGAAACCCAAGTAGATACGACGCCATCGCCGGAAGTGACGACGAGTGAGCCGTCCGTCGCTGCGCCCGATGCCGCGACCACAACGGAAACGCAAAGCGCGTCCACCGAAGCCGAAACCAGTGTCCTCGGCGGAGACGTAAAGGATGAAGCGGTAGTCGAGGAAACTCCTGCCGCCGTCGTTCCTGAAACGTATGAACTGGCGCTTGAAGGCGTAACTCTTGATCCGGTCTTGATCGATGAGGCCACGCCAATCTTCAAGGAATTGGGCCTGACGAATGATCAGGCAAATGCGCTGCTGCCACTGGCTCCCAAGCTGATGGAAAAGGCCCAAGAGGCCACCATGCAAAGCCTGATCGAAGCAGGCGCGCAACAGCGTCAGACATGGCTTGAGGCGTTCAAGGCTGATCCAGACATCGGCGGCGCGAAAATGGAAGAAACAACGCATCTGGCCGCAAAGGGCCTTGATGCAATCGGCTTTGTCGAGGGTCATCCCTTCCGCAAGGCTCTCACAGAATCCGGCTTCGGTAATCATCCCGACATGATCCGCATGGCGCGGCGTCTTGGCGAGTTGGTCAGCGAGGACGGTGACTTCGTTCGGGCGGGTGCGGGGTCTAGCACAAGTGATCCGCTCACTGACCTCTATCCCAACAATCGTAGGAGCAAGTAATGGCTGTTCTCGCCTCCACTGCGCTGACGTGGGCGGACCTGCTAACCAAGCAGGGCGCTGACGGTAAAATCGGCACTGTCGCTGAAGTTCTCAACCAGCATAACGTCGTTATGCGCGATGCCTCGTTTGTGACCTGTAACAAGGGCACAGAGCATGAAACCCTTGTCCGGTCGGGTATGCCTACCGTGGCTTGGCAGACTGTCGGCGGATATACCACGCCTTCAAAAAGTTCGACCCGTTCGCAGAAGTTCGTGACCGGCTTTGCTCGTTCGTTGAGCCAAGTCCCTCAGGACATTCTTGATCTGGCCGACGATGAAGCGGCTGTCCGCCTATCTGAAGCTGGCCCACACCTTGAAGCGATGGCTCAAGAATTTGAGTTCATGTTCTTCAACGGCAACACCGGCACCAATCCCAAGGGCTTTGACGGTCTGGCCGCTTACTACAATCGCCTGCCGGTTGCGACGAACAACGCTTCCAACCAGGTTATTGCTGGCGGCGGCGTGGGTTCGGACAACACCTCGATCTGGCTTGTTCGCCACGGTGAGCAACAGACTTCGCTTCTGGTCCCTAAGAACATCCCAATGGGTATCCAGCGCGAAGACAAGGGCCAGCAACGCGACGACAACGGCGCTGGCGGCATTCGCTACGTGCAGGAAGAACTGTTCACCCTGCATTCTGGCGTGTCTGTCAAGGATTGGCGCGCTAACTCGCGTGTTGCCAATATCGACGTTTCGGCGGCTGTCGCCGGCTCGGTCGATCTGATGGACCTGATGGTTACGGCTTATCACCGTGCCCGTATGCCCAAGCACAACTATGAAGTTGAAAACTCGGCATACCTCGGCGCTAAGGCGTGCTGGTACATGAACTCGACGCTGTTTGAAGCACTGGACAAGCAGTCGCGCAATGCAACGCTGCACCCATCGCTTCAGCTTTCGGTCAAGGAAATTCAGGGCGAGGAAGTCACAACCTTCCGTGGCCTGCCAATCCGCGTGACTGATGGCCTCGTCAACACCGAAACCCTGCTGGCCTGACCGGCGAATTAGGAGACTGAGACAATGGCTCTTTTCGACAACGCCGGTCTTTTTAGCGAAGATCAGGCTGTAACTGCAACGGCGGCATCGACCAATTCCATCGACCTTGGGTTGATGAAAACTCCGGTCGGCGCTGCTGGTGCATTGGTTCTTGATGCTGGCCTTTCGGAAATTCCGATTCTGGTGCAGGTCACAACCACGTTCGCAACTCTCACCTCGTTGGTGGTGTCGGTGGAAATGGACGATAACTCGTCGTTCTCGTCCCCTACCACTGTCGCACGTAGCGAAGTCATCCCCGCCGCCTCGCTGGTGGCGGGCTACAAGTTCCGTCTGCCCTGCATGATCCCTGAAGGCACCACGGAACGTTATGTGCAGTTGCGCTACACTGTGGGCGGCTCCAATGCGACCGCTGGCAAGATTTTTGCCGGTATCGTCGCATCGCGTCCGGGTGCAGTATGATGAAGCGCTATCGTGCAAAGGTTCGTGGGCAGGGGCCTGATGGCGTCTGGCACGCTCCCGGCGATGAGTTTCCGTCTGACGCTCCACAAGGCGCTTGGATGGAACTGATCGTCGATCCTCTTGACCACGATGGCGACGGTCGCAAAGGCGGGGTGCGTAAGCGTCCTGTCTCTGAAGACTAAGGGGGCGGGCCGGGGGAAACCTCGGCCCAACCACTATGTATCAAGGCACCATCCTGAACAGAACGCGCATTCCCGTAAGGCGGGAGCAAGTGCAGCCGGGGCCGGTTGTGCAGGCTGACGGCACTGTGCAGACTGACAACACGGACCGGATTGACGCGCTAGAGGCTTCACTCACGGCGGCGCTTGCATTGATTGCAGGGCATGAAAGCCGGATTGACGCTCTCGAACTGACAATCATCGATCACGAAAGCCGCATTGCCGCGCTTGAACCCTAGCGCGATTCAATCGGGTGGCACCTCGGCTTAATCCCGCATGAAAGGGGTTTGCTATGGCTGATCTGATTATCTCCTATTTCGACAATGTAGATAAGGGCGTGGCTGGTGGGCCGCTCAAAGCTGAAACACTTGTCACATCGGGCACATCTGCCGCGTCTGCCGCTATTCCTGATACATCCGATGTGTGTCTGATCTTCTCGGTCGCCTCGCATTATGTGACGATTGGTGAGGGTACGCCTGAAGCGTCTACCGCCAACAGTTTCTATCTGGCGGCAAATCAGCCTCAATTCTTACGGACCTATGTAGCGCGCGGCCAAACGGTCAAGATCGCAGCAATCACCGCATGAACCTGATCGACCTTTGCAACAGGGCGTTAGCGTCAATCGCTGCGGGGTCTATCGCGTCTCTCGATGAAGGCTCTATCGAGGCGCGCGAATGCCTGCGGTATGCGCAACCTCTGCTTGATGAAATGGCGGATTGGTCATCTGACCTGCCATTGCTGGAACGGCGCGTCACACTGGCGATGCTGGTGAATGATCGGGCTGCGGAATGGCTATACTGCTATGCCCTGCCTGCTGATTGCGCTGATCCGCTGTTGATCCGTGAAACGCTTGACGCAGCCACGTTCGCGCCAATGACCGGCCCGCACAACTTCCCGTTGGTGGATCAGGAAAGCAACGCCTTCACGGTCGCCAATGGCAAGCTGTATTGCAACGTCGAAAACGCGATACTGGTTTATTCCAAGGCGGGAATGGAAGCGGCTGAACTATCGCCGCTAGGTGGCCGCGCATTTGAAACCGAACTAGCCGCGCGCATCTGCTTTCCTGTCAAGAAAGACGCCAAGATGGCGCAGACTATGGCGCAATATGCTGACATCGCGCGCAAGCGGTGGCTGGCCGACGAGGAAAACAAGCGGCCCCGTCGCCAAACGCGCTACGTATCTGAAGCGGAATATGCGCGTTGGGGTGTTGGTGTATGACCTTTCGTGCCTCGCAGCCGAATTTTTCAAAAGGGGAGCTGGCCCCGCAACTCTATGGCCGGTTCGATGCTGACGCCTACTCCTCGGCGCTCAAGAAGGCGCGCAACGTCCTGATCCTGAAGTATGGCGGATTAACCAAGCGCCCTGGCACAAGGCTGGTGGGTGAAGTGCTGGATGATAGCGCCGATAACCGCCTGATCCCGTTTCAATTCTCGCTTGAACAGACTTACGCGATTGAATTGGGGCAGGGCTATCTATCGCCATGCGCCTTGGGTGGCCGCGTCATCGAAACAGAATTGGCCATCACGGGTGTTTCAAGCGCGTCTCAGGCGGTTATAACTGCGGCCTATCACGGTTATGCGGTGGGCAACCTTGTGGCGCTGTCGGGCATATCAGGGGAAATTGGCGACCTGTTGAACGGGCGTGTGTGGGAAGTCGTCGCGGTCGGCGGAACTAATCAATTCACGATCAACGCTAACACGGCGGGTCTGGCTGCATTCACCTCGGCAACGGGTGGGATTACCCGGACTGAAGCCCCTGACGCTGATCCGACTCCGCCTGTTGTGCCGCCCCCTGTCGAACCTCCGCTGCCGCCTGATATATTCGATGGTTGGCGCGATTACGGGTATTTCTTCTAATGGGTGTCGCGCGCGTCTATCGCCTTGGGACAACCTATAACGGCGTCGAACTCCCTGAGATCGATTTTGAGCAAACGGCGGATACGATGTATCTTGCCCATATCGATCATGCGCCCGCCAAGATTGTGCGCGCGGGTCATGTCGATTGGTCTATTTCCGATGTGACGTTCGGCCCTGCGATAACATCACCTGCGGATTGTGATTGTGTTAGCACTGTGGCCAATACCGACTCTGAAAACGACGGTGTGAATTATTTTCCGCAAAACGCTTATTATGTGGTTACGGCTGTCAATGATGACACTGGCGAGGAAGGTCGTGCGTCGGGGTTAGGCACCGGCCTTAATGACCTGACGTTGAAGCGCAATTACAATACAATCACTTGGACGGCTGTAACCGGCGCAACGCGATACAACGTCTACAAGGCGGATAACTCGCAATTCTACGGCTATATCGGGACGACTGAGGCGCTGACGTTTCGGGATGATAACATCGGTCCTGCATTGGATCAGGCTCCACCTCAAGCCTACAATCCGTTTGCTGCGGCGGGTGATTACCCTTCGACCGTAACGCTATTTGAGCAACGCTCGATCTGGGCGCGGACGCGCAACACACCTAATGCTGCATGGGGTTCACGGACCGGCCAGCTTGAAAATATGGATAAGTCGCGGCCCTTGCGCGCCGATGATAGCTTGTCCTTCGCTATCGTGGCGGGGCGGGTCAATTCGCTGAACCAGTTGGTTTCGACAACCTCGCTGCTAGCACTGACTTCGGACAGTGTGTTCACGATTGACGGCGATGGGCAAGGCGGTGTTCTGACTGCCGATAGTCCGCCCGCAACACGTCGGCAAATCGGGCGTGGATCGTCACGCCTGCCGCCGTTGGTGGTTGATAACGTGGTGTTCTATTCCCCATCCATCGGCAACAGTGTGCGCACGATCAACTATAGCTTTGAAGTGGATGGGCTGAAGTCGAACGATGTGTCGATCTATTCCCCGCATTTCCTAGAAGGCTTTGACGTTGTTTCGTGGTGCTACGCGCAAGAGCCTCGGTCGTGCATTTGGGCCGCGCGGTCCGATGGCAAGCTGCTGTGCTTCACATGGGAGCAAGAACAAAACGTATGGGGATGGACGCAGTGTGAGACTGACGGGCTGGTGAAGTCGGTTTGCTCTATCACAGAGAACGGCGAGGATCGGGTTTACATGATCGTCGCGCGTGAAGTTGGCGGGCAAACGAAACGCTTTGTCGAGCGCATGGCTTCGCATTCATGGGAAACGGTGGCCGATTGCTGCTTTGTCGATTGCGCTATCACGGCTGAATTTGAAACCGCTACGTCGGTAATCCCCGGCCTGTGGCATTTGGAAGGCCGCGCGGTCGCGGGTTTGGCTGATGGTGTGGCGGTGTCTGGCTTGGTTGTGTCTGGTGGCAAGGTGACGCTGGCCAATCCTGCTCTCAAGGTCACGCTGGGCCTGCCGTATGATGTCGATGTCGAGACGCTGCCAATCCGCGTGAACATGCAAGGGCAAGGCTGGAACGTCGGGCGTCGGCAACAGACCGGTGAGATATGCCTGACGCTTTCCGAGACGCGGTCGATCATGGCGGGGATTGATGCTGACCATCTGTTCCCGGTGAAGTCGCGTGTGAATGAGCCTTATGGGTCGCCTGATTACCTGATGACCGGCGATTACGGCATTTCATCGGACAACAAGGCGGGCGATAACGCGGGCGTCTATATCAAGCAAACCGCGCCACTGCCTTTCACGCTGCTGGGTGTGGCAATGGAACCTCATGTTTTCGAGTGACGTTCGCCTTGTCCCTGCGGCGTTCAAGCACATCAACCGTATCGCCAACCGTATGCGCGAGATCGACGCAGAGGAATGTCGCGCGATGGGCCATAGCCCTAAGCAGGCCCTTCGCAACGGCGTGATGCTCTCTAACAAGGCATGGACGGCATTGGTTGATGGGCAACCGGAAGCGATGTTTGGTGTGGTTGTCGAGAACGCTCTGACCGGCGATGCTGTGCCGTGGTTTCTTGGGACTGATGAGGTTTACCGGCATGGCCGTGAGTTGCTGCAATGGGGTCCGGGAATGATCGATCGGCTCCGCGATTCACGAAAAACTTTGCGCAATCTAGTGTCGGCACGGAATGGGCAGGCTATCCGCTTGCTACGGCGTTGGGGCTTCACGGTGGGCAAAGAGGAAATGCTAGTGCGCGGTGTTCCCTTCCTGCGGTTTGAGATGGTGGCCTAAATGTGCATCGCTGCTGCTCCACTTCTCTTGGCTGCGTCTGGCCTATCTGCCGTGGCTACCGGCGTTGGCGCGCTCCAAGCCAACGCGCAAGCACAGTACCGCGCCAAGATTGCTGACCGTAATGCCAAGCTAGAAATTGAGGCAGGCCAGCAAGAGCGGCAAAACATCCGCGATGAGGCGCAAGCCAAGTACCGTGAGATTGCGCGCATCAAGGGCCAACAGCGCGTTGCTGCCGGTGCGAATGGCGTTGCTATCGACTTCGGCACGGCGGGTGATGTGCAGGCCGATACGCAAGCGATGGGCAGTGAAGATGTCAACCGCATCTACCAAAAGGGCAATCAAGCCATGCGTGGGCGCGATATTGGCGCTTCGAACTATACGGCTGAAGCCAACGCCTCGCGCTCTGCTGGCAAAGCTGCACTGGTCAAGGGTGTGTTTGATATGGGGTCAACGGTCCTCGGCGGTGCATCGCAGTATAAAACCATGAAAGCGAAACGCGGTTAATGCCTCGCGCTCCTTCCTATAATCCTAATCAGGTCGGTCCTGCTGAGACGACGGGCGCAAGGTTTCGGACGCCTGACTTTGGGCCTCCTGCTGTGGCGCAAGGTTTGGCTGGCTTTGGCAAGGCGGTGAATGACTTTGCTATTGAGGAAGACCAGCGCGATGCTGAGTTCGATGATACGCAGAGCCGCAAACTGGCGACGAATGCTCTGACGGAATTGCAGGGCATCACGAACGAATATACCTCGTTGCAGGGTGGCAATGCTACGGCGGCGCGCAAGTCTATCGATGAACGCTTGGCAAAGGCGCGTGAGGCGGCTCTAGGTCAAACCGCGAATGAGCGGCAAAAGCGCATGTTGGGTGAACGGCTTGACGGTCTGTTCGGCTCGGCGATGGGCACAATCGACAAGCATTATCGCAGCGAGGAATTTACTGAACGGCTTGGCACGATTGCGAATGAAAGCGCACAACTGGCTGATAGTGCGGTTATGACCGACGATGCTGACGCGGCGGCTTCCTATCTGGCGCAAGGCAAGGCTACGTTCCAAGATGGGCTACGGCTCAAGGGTGTGACTGATCCCGAAGCAGTGGCATTCGAGACGCTGAAGTTTACCAACGGCGTGCATACTGCCAAGATTGATCGGTGGTTCGCATCACCTAATCCTGACATCGATCTGATCGCCTCGTATGTCGAGGCTCATAGCGATGAGTTTACGGCGGTGGGCCGTGTCAAAGCAATGGAACGGCTGCAACAGCCATTGCAGGAACGTGCTGATTATTCGCTCTACAAGAGCCTGGCAACACTTTCCGCGCCTCCTGCTGACGGCAAGGCGGGCACTGGCTGGACAAAGGTTGCGACCTATGTTGCTTCGCGCTTCGGCCTGTCGCCTCTCGATGTGGCCTCGGTCATATCATACGAAACAGGAGGCACGTTCTCGCCCACGGTGATGGGCGGTAAGAACGGGCAGTATATGGGCCTGATCCAGTTTGGGCCGTCTGAGCGCGCCAAGTACGGCATCACGGCCAAGTCATCGCCTGAGCAATGGTCAACGGCTGTCGGCAACTTCCTAGAGGATCGCGGCTTCAAGAAGGGTATGGGCGTCCTTGATCTGTATTCGACCATCAATGCAGGATCACCGGGGCGCTACAATGCCAGCGATGGGAATGGCACGGTGCGAAGCCACACCGAAAAGATTTTGTCTGAGCATCGCGGCGGTGCTGAAAAGTGGCTGGCCGGTGGTGGTGTTACGGACAACGCGCCACGCCAGTATGACAAGGCCGCGATTTACGATTCGATTGAGAATGGCGTCGATGAAAATGGCAATCCTCTATCGCATGAGCGGGTGGAGCGGCTCAAGAAGATCGCTGATCGTGAGATTGCGCGCGATGAGCAACTGCTTGGCCGGGAGCGCGCGGCGGCTGATGAGGCTGCTTTCTCGACGGTGAATAGCCTCGGCGAAGGTTTCACCTCGATCAGCCAATTGCCTGCCAGTGTTCGCGCTGGTCTATCGCCTGCCGATGTCGCCAAATATGATAACATCGCCAAAGCCAACGCCAAGCCTAAACCTATCCCTGCGAACGGTCCTGCTGCGTTTGCTCTGGATGCGCTTGAAATGGCTGATCCGAACGCCTTTGCTAGTGCGGACCTATCGAAGTTCTTTGCTTACCTGACACCGGCTGAGCGGTCGTCCTATATGCTTCGCCAGCAAAAGGTTAAGGATGGGCTGAAGGGCTGGACACCATACACCGGCATCAATGGCGCGGTTACTCGTGCCACCAACTTCGGCGGCTTCAAGTTGGACGACGGCCAAAAGTTGGCGGTGCGTCAAATCATGCAGGCTGAAGCTGAACGGCGTTTTAAGGCGACTGGCAAGCCCCTGAATGATGTCGAGTTCGATGACATCTTCCGCACTGCCACGCGCGATGTGCCAACGCATAAATGGTATGGCGCAAAGGGTTCTGTGAAGTGGTACGATCAGACAGTTGCAAACATCGGTGATGAGACGCGCAAGCGGATTGTTGACGCCTATAAAACGACTTTTGGCGTTGAACCGAACGACGAGCAAATCATGACGTGGTATCGTCGCAACTTCATCCCGGCGCGGGCGCAATAAAGGCGCATATGCGGTTTTTCGATATGCGGTTTTTAGTCGAAGCGCGCCATGCGATTCAATACGGACCGACTGAGCCTTAACCGTGGGGCATGGCTACAAATCCGGTTGATCCTTACGCTCAAATCTATCGTAGCGTCCAGCGCCGGGAGCAAACGCAACAGCGCGCGTTCTCTGGCACGTCGCTGGAACAGGCGATGCAGGATGAGCGGGACAATCAAATCCGCCTCGGCATTATCGCCGCGCCTGCACCTGATGCGGTCGCCAAAGCTACCAAGATTGCGCGCGATACAGATGTTGCTCCGGGCGAAGTGGATGGTAATCTAGCCTCTGCCGAAAAGATGCAACAAGCCAACCGCATGACGGCGGTACTCGGCAAATATCCCGCATTCACGCGCTTTGCCCAAACTAATCCCCGCGCGGTCGCTGCTGCTGCTGACGATCATAAGGCGCTCGGCATTCTGGGCGATGCTTGGGATTATCTCAACAGCATGGGTAACGCCGTTGACGCTACATGGCGCGTGCAGGGTTCAAAAGTTAACGCGGGTTTGGCCGATTTTGTTGGTGAAGCCTATGACAGCTTAACATCCATTGCGCAGCCGGGCCGGGAGACTGTCGGGCAGGCTGAAGCGCGCAAGGCTGCGCGGACTACCTACTGGCGCGGGGGTGTCACCACGGCTGAGAACGCTCGTAAAGCGGCAATGCCAAAAACTGACAGTTATGTGCTGGGGCAGGTCAATGAAGGTATTGCCAACCTAGGTCCGTCTGTGTTCGCTACAATCGCGGGCGCGGTAGCCAAAAGCCCGCAACTAACTATGGCGCTGATGGGCGCACAAACGGGCATCCCTGCTTATACCGATGCGCGCTATGCCAATAAGGGTGTGGTTGATTCGGCGCGTTATGGTTTTGTTCAAGGCCTTATCGAAGTCGCAACAGAGAAAATCCCGGCGATGTCGCTGGTGGATGATATCGTGAAGCGCACGCCAATTGGCAAAACGATTATCCGCCAGTTGTGGCAGGAAATCCCCGGTGAGCAAGTCGCTACAATCCTTCAGGACTTTTCGACTTGGGCAACGCTTAATCCTGAAAAACCTTTCTCTGCCTATGTGGCTGAACGGCCACAAGCCGCGCTAGATACGCTGATCCAGACTGCTGTAGGAACGACGGCGCAAACGTCGCTTACGGTCGCTGTGGATCGCACGGTCCAATCTGCCGCAAAGGTCGCTGGCCGTGTCGTGCAGGCGCGTGAAGCCAAGCAAACCGAAAGCTTCTTGGACCGCGTCGAGCGTGCTGCGGCTGAAAGCAAATTGCGCGGGCGTGATCCTGAAGCCTATGCTGAACTTGTCGAGCAAACCGCCAACGATAGCGGCGTCGGGCAGGTGTTCATCCCAGCTGAAGCAATCCGCGCATTCCAGCAATCTGATACCTATGACCAATTCGATGATCCGTTCGGGGATTATCAGGATCAGATTGACGAAGCGTTCGAGGTCGGCGGCGATGTCGTGCTGCCTGCTGGTTTTGCGCTGGGCACATTGCCGGGGACGCCTGCTTGGGCTGCGGTGAAGTCTGATATGCGCCTTGCTCCCGGTGGCATGTCGGCGCGCGAGGCTGATGATCTGTCGTTGCAACTTGACGACATCATGGGCGAACTGACTGACCAGGCATATCAACGCGATGCGGACCAGCAAGGCGAACGTGATGCGCGCGGGCAGATTGTCGAGCGTGTCTCGGCCATGCTTCAGAATGCGGGCTTCACGCCTGCCAATGCACGGATGCAAGCGGAACTGATCGCGCAACGGGAATCGTCGCGCGCGTCACGTATGGGTCGTGAACTGACCGGCGCTGAGTTTGGCACTGAGGTTGTGTCGGTCTTGCCGCCTGCTCTGGCTGAAATACAAAAGGCTGATGGGCTTGATCTGGTCGTCAATGCGCTGCGCAAGGGCAAGCCTGCGACAAAGCAACGCGGCAAGTCGCTGCTAGAATGGATCGCGGCGCGCGGTGGTGTCGAGGATGTCGGCGGCGATATTGCGTCGATGGGCGGCGACAAGTGGCACCTGTTGGAAAAGGCTGTCACCGGCAAGAACAAGAACGGCAAGGCATATACTGCCAAGGTCATCCCCGGTCGTCGCAAACTGATTAAGCCGTCGAACGAAGCGCAAGGCTCGATCATCGGTGGCGAGTTCAATCCTAACACGGTTGAAAACACGTTGGATGCGGCGATTAGCGAAGGGTTCTTTCCCGACCTGCTGGCGCAACGCGAAACCGGCGATGGCTACGCGGACAAGATCGACACAGGCGTTTTGCTGGCCGCTATCGCTGATGAACTGGCGGGCCGCTCCACCTATGCAGAGGAAGCCACAACCGACAACGTGCGGGCTGCTGCTGCCGAACTGGAGCAAATGCTATCCGAGCGCGGGCTTGTCGCTTCGGAACTGACTGACGCTGAGATACGCGCGGCGGTCGGGCAAATGGAGCAAGAGGGTTCGGGCGGCGTCGTCTATGACCAACTGCCCGAGAGCATCGATATAGACGGTGTGGCACGTCCTACGCGCAACAGTGAGGGAATGCCGCTTGCTGGCTCTGAGGAAGGCTTGCGAGCGTTCTGGAAGTGGTTTGGCTCAAGTGCTGTCGTGGACGAG